GCATAAGCCTGTCCTCCGCAGAGAGTTTCCCCGCCGCGGCTTGTTGCATGCCCGCCGCATAGGTCGCCCGTTGCTGGGCGGCGTAGGCCGCGCTGTTGGGGTCGACCGCTCCCGGCACTGCTGGTTCAGTAATCCCCCGCCCATAGGGACTAGGAGACTGGGCCGCCGTGGGAGCCGCGGATGCGGGGGGATTCTTGATGCCGTGGTTACTATTGGCCGCGGCGATGGTGTTCATCTCCTTCGCGTCGACGGGTTTGTTCGGGTCGTTGTTATTCATTGGACGGAGGGGGATGTCGGGGTTCGTCTTCGGAAGCACCTCGTCCATCGTCTTCTGCTTAATGGACTTGGCGGCGGGGATGCCCCCGCTCGCGCTCGTCTCGCTCGATATGTCTGTACGTTTGGTAGCCATGATTACATGAGGTTAAGTCCGGGGCATTGCATGATGCCGCCATTCTGAATAATGTTCGGAGCCTGATACGTTCCCTGACGATATTTGCGCAGGTGGTCATTCAGGTATTTGACGGCAAGGCCGTAGCTGTCCGTCCCCATTTGGGTGTTGCCCTGTTCATTATAGACCACGGCCAGCATCATCGCCTTCAATGCGGGAAGACATCCGGGGTAGATACGAACCTCCTTGTCCTCCCATGCCGCGTCATCATAAATGTTAAGAGACAGGCCGCGCAATGCGCACCGTGCCGAAACCGTCATGACGTTGCTCGCGGGGTTGTCGTTGATGCCGTTACTGCCAGACAATACCGAGTAGGTGCGGAGGTTCTGTTCATTCAGCCCCATGTCCAGCATGATAGCATGATAGCCGCTATCGTGCTTCGGATATTCGGAACGGAACCAAGTGTTGCTTTCGAACATGGCCCGGTCGATGATGTTGTATTTCTTACCGCTGGGCGACCATGCCTCGACAATACTATCATACTCTTCGGGCAGGGAGATAGAACCCCCGCGAGGGATTCCTTCAAAGTCCAAGGTATCCACGGAATCCGGGGATACCGTGGCCTCATTGAGCAGGAGGTTCTGCGCTTCCTTCAATATACGACGGAAGTCAACATTGGACTTGGACGGCGGCTGGTTTGTGATAAGCATACAAAGCTCGTCACAAACATTGCGATAGGTCAAATAGGATTTGGTAATAAATGCCATGAGCTTAACTGGGTGGATAAATGGTTACTTTCTTGCACATCATGCCTCCGTTCCACGGGGATGCATAATAGGAGGTCACGGGTTTCCAATCTGTGTGGGTAGTCCCCGGAAAGTTCGTATTAAACGCGCCGGGAAGCCACTTGGCGTCCTGATTGCCAATGGTTACGGTTATAGCCAGCGGGCCGTGGAGGCATGCGGGCAGACGGTAATCGCAAAGCGGCGAAGAGAAATACCCGCTGTTCGTCGTGAACTGTACCGACGTCCCAAGGCCCCAGCCTTTAGGCCATGTACCGTCAGGGGAGAAGGCTTCCTCTACCACGGCGGTGCAGGGGCCAGAGTAACTGTCCCTCATCATCTTGGTCTGCGGGAAGTACTTGCCCTCCTGTCTACCGGAGAGGTCGGGCCTCGTATCCCACGGAATCCAACTAACCGAACCGAACACGGCAGGGAAACTGTAGTTCATCGTCGTGGTATATTTTTTGTAGTACCCGATTCCCGGAATCTGCATGTAACTATCTACGGCGTAACAGGGGTTCACCCATTGGCGCAGGACGACGCGTTGAATCTTATCACTTGTCGTGACCTTCTTAAAGGTAGACCCCGTAAGTGCGCACAGGGTAAGATTAAATTGGAAATAGGGAAACTTTTGCCCACTGTAGGATAGCGTCAGTTTATTGACTACCTCCGCATTGAGAACATAATCCCCAGCATGGTATTCCTGCTTAGCGGCAGTGGTGCTCTGAACCGTAAGAACCTTTTGCGTATCTAGGTCCACGGTTTCTACGTCAATGTCGAACGCCTTCTCACCGTTAATCAGAATGGGAATAGTGCCATTGATTGCAGACCCTCTGGGATTAGCTATGACTACTAGGTTAAGCCACCCATATTGGATGTCCAGATATGCTCCCTGTATCCCGGAAGGAAGCGACCCTACGGAGAACATCATTTCAGAAGTATACGAAGCATCTCGTTGAAAGAAGGTAAGCCCTTGGGCGTTTCCTACGGGGAAGGTCCAAGTTTCGTTCGTAACAATTTCGGCATACAGGGTGGACTGAATAGCCATCTCCATATCTACCCTAACCTGTCCGTCTTCGGTGTACCACGGGCCTTGCGGAGTGACGGCAAAGTATGCGTGGTCAAGCCAGAAGGTCCCCGGCGAATAAGTTGTAGGATAGCTGTTCTGAATATACAGGTTCCACAATCGTTTATCACGGAAATAGATGCCGAAGTTTCCTCCCCTGTCAGCGTTAGAACCGTTGGGTTGAGCACTAAGAATCCCGCTAACGCCCATAAAACCTTGGTACTCTGGGTAGTTAGGGTCGTTCATGCCGTAGTTCAAATAGGGAATGCCCAGTATCTCGGTAGGGGTTACGGAATCTTCTTGAACCATCAGTTCCCAAGATTCCACATTTTCAATAGTGGTCCACCTCATGTCAGGGACGGTGACGGGAACCAGCGTAACGGGCTTCTCCAGCTTCCGGCCATAGTAGGTATTGCCCACGGCATCCGTGTATTTGGTGAATCCTTCCTTCTGCCAATCGGTATCGAAGTCAGTGCTCGGATTATGTACAATCTTCCGCAGTACAGGATAGACCTGATTGGTTATCCTGTCAAACGAGGATTCCCAGAATTCATCAATCTGGTCGTAGGTGGTGCAACTCTTTCGCGTTTCCTTGTGGCTATATCCTTCATGGACCACCACAGAGGAATCTACACGCCATTGGCTACAGTTCTCGCCGGGGTCAGGAGGGTCAATCGCCGGGACATTGCCGTTCGCTGTCCAGTCAACGGACTGGCTAGTCGTCACGGTTGTATTGATGCACCGGACAAAACGGGAATCAGGGTTACAACAATTACCGGAGAGGCTGTTCTGTTCCTCTTTCTCCGCAATGTTACTGTTCCGTTTGTACATAGATACAAGGGTGTACATCTGCGTACTCGGATAACTGCCCTTGTCCCAGCCAGCACTAACGGGCTTATTGTCCAGTTCAAGGAGGGGCATGTGAGGAATGCGAGCCTGTCCCGGTTCCTTCCCTCCGCCATCGACGGGCCAAAGCGGCGCGGCCCAGACCTCTCTCGATAACTTAATTGCAGTCTGCGCCACCCATTCAGATTCGGGCAGGGACGTTCCCGGACCACCTTCATCCCACACCGTATCTCCCTTCTGCCAAATGTTATAAGGGACGAACTCTTTAACCACCGGGCCGGGCAGGGTTTTATACACACGGATGACCCTACGAAAGTACTTGCGCAGGTGTTCCTCTTCGAACTGGGCTACTTCTTCATATACCAGCTGGGCATCGTATGCCGTGTAGAAATGCTGGTCATAGAAGTCAGGGTCAAGCTTTTCGTTGCTGGGGTCAAACGAGCCAAGAGGGAGCGGGGCATACGCGGAATCCGTGGGTTCCACCCATTCCCGTGTAATCTCGTAGAAGTCCTTCAACTCTTCCGTGTCTGCATCCGGACCCATGAACTTACCCGTAGCGGCAGTATCTTTCAATGTATAGCCGTCACGGATTTTCTTCATGTCCTGAATGTTATATCGGAACTGCTGTTCCGGCGGGACCATGTAGTAGAAACGATAAACGTGCTGTCTCGCCGCCTCATTGACGGGTTCGACATGCACGAGAACTGCATCCCGCATGAACGGGAGGAAGGTCGTACCTGCGGTAGGTACGAACGGCGTTCCCAATTCAATGGTAATCTCGCTGGGATTCTTGGCAATCCTCTCAACGAAGAACATCACGTTCTTTACCACAGGAGTGGGAAAGTTAATTATCGGCTCACCCATTGGCCTGTCAGGACTGAACCCATTGCGCCACGAGGAATCCGTGGTTCCAATGGGTATCGTCGGAGGCTGTGGGTTGGAGGCCGGAGTGTTAGGAATTAAGGCCATGTATATTGGTTTGATAGAACGGCATGATTGCACCGGGAAGCGGGGGTGTCCACAACATGTGCACATGTCCGTTCAACGTTAATTGCATTGGTTCTCCCCGCTGAAAACTTACTGTCTCGCCCCGATAATAGGTGCGGTTTGTTCTCCTGTCAATAACATATCCTCGTATGACAAGTAATTTATGGCTTCTCTCCGCGTCAATAATTCTTGGCAGTTGAACTTCTTCACGAGTTTTAACCTGTGTAACCGAAGAGGTAAGGGTCTCGCCGTCATAACGAATTCCTACTTTCCCTCGTAAAAAATAGGCCCATTGGTTTCTGGGCAGTTTTAGCTCACCCTCGCGACCAAGAGGAAGGGAGGCATAGAATTGATTCCGTGCATGAATCTTTTCGCCACACGCGCGAATTCGTTTTTGCAACTGACTAAGATTCCGAGACAACTCGTTTTCGAGTTGTTCCTGCTCGGGGCTTTTTCGGAACAGATTGAATAGTTTCATTTCTGTCGGAGGGGTGTGTATCTTGTTGCGAGATAGCGCAGAAGGCGCGGTCGATTATCTCTTCATGGTCGCTTCGTAGATTGTCTATTTTTCCATGTAGTTGGTCTAGAGAATCATCCAACTCGGATATAACTCTTAGAGCTTCTTGCAATAGTATGAGAAAGGACTTCTCCTTGTCAAGACTAAACTCTATCTTTTTTGAGATGTACTTATACGCCAGCTTTACTGCCACGTAAATAACTCCCACAAATACGAGATATGCGGGAGACATTTCATCGACGATACGAGTGAGAAGCAAAGTCCACACGTTGCCGTCAATGGTGTTAAGCTGTGCGACGAATTTAAACACGGCGGCAAGGAATTACCTTGCCGCCATGTTATCATTTGGGGTTTAACGGGTCAAGAAAATTCCCCTCTTATTTCCTTGACAACAGAGTTAGGGCGTAAGCATGTCGCGCATCACATCGGTTCATCCAGCCCGTAAGGAACTTTTCCTTCACCGGATTGGCCTTCACAATGGAGCGATAGCGGGCACGACAAGCACGGTCCAGCAAATCGAGGACTGCCATTTCCTCCCGTGATAGAATGACGTCCGTCCATTCGGCTTGGGTATTCTTACCCCACTTACCATCAATACCAATGTCGAGCATGCGCTGGACGACCTTAGTCGTTCCCGCCACGCCCATGTTGAAGGTCATGTCACGAAGCATGAACTCAATGGCGTAGCTTCCTGCAACTCCCTTGGCAACTAGTGGTTCCGTATTGGCGAGAACATAGCGGAGGCATTCCTCCCATGCCGCATCCCTGTCGCCCCGGTCCAGCATGGATTTGATTAGATTGAATTCCTTGGGTTCAATCCCATCACAGATACCTGCAATCTCCCACTTGCCACCGCCGTCACCAGAGGGGAGGCGAGTTACGCGCAGAGAATCGGGACCTGTAATCTTGTAGTCCTCCATGTTGAGAATCTTCTTGGCCATGCCCTTGCGGACAAGCTCGGCCGGGGACACGTATGCCGCGGATACCGGGGAATCGTTGGGTTGTTCATCAGGTACCGTGGATTCCGTGGGTTGTATCTTCTTCCATATAGCGTCAATGGTCTTATCACCAAGGATGCCATCGGGCGTAGTTCCTGCCCACTTCTGTATTTCCTTTATCTTATCTTTCCTTGTCATTAGTTTTTTCTACTTTGATTCCATCCGAGGTTAGCTTCCCCAATGAGATTTGAAGGTTAATAATGTTCGCCATCGACTGGGCAATTTCTCTGGCCCAGCTTTCGAAATGAAGAGTGCCCAATGGGGTGGCAATGTCCGTGAGAATGGTGGCAATAGCGTCCCCATTCATGGACACCCTCACGGCATCCGAGAATTCTTCTACCTTGGCTTTCGCGGGTAAGTGGTCGATTTCGTACCACATAACATCCTGTATCTCTTCGTCTTCATCATCCGCTTGGGGATATTGGACACGAACGACACCAGCAACATCCTCGTCGGACATTACCCGGAGGATAGACCCTGTTGGGATGCTATCCCCACACATGCCACATCTCCCCGTATCTATCCGAAGAACAACGTCGCCGCACTTAAATCTGGTCTTAACTTTTCCGGGTCCTGCTTTCATTTTCGTTTTTGGTTTTGTTTATATCTGGTAATATGACATGCTCGTTAAGGTCCTCAACGATTTGATTAGCCCAGTCCACCACTTCCTCGCACATATCGACCTCTTGGTCGCCCAGCTTATATCTGGTAGGTATGCGGAGAACGGGCTGATAGTTGAAGAGGATGATAGCCTCGTCCCGTGTGTATCGGACGAAGACTTCATGTTCGGTCTCTCCCTTTTTGAATTTGCGTTTGTTAGTCATTGAAGATTGGTTGTTCCTTTTCGACGAAGGTAATCCCCGTGTCGGATTCTTCCGTCGTGCATTTCTTAATCTTGTCACGAAGTTCGATTGCCATTTTGAGGGCGCAGTCCCTTGTCGGAAGTCCCTTCTCATCCTCATTCCTGTGATAGGGGAACATAGCGATACGGTAGTTTCGATGAATCACCGCAATGATTCCTGCTCGCGGGTATTCCATTAAGAAGGTTTCCAGTAGATATTTATCGTTGGTCATTGTTGTTCCTTTCCCGTTTAACGAGTTTAAATCCTTTTTTGGTTTTGATGGTCGTACTCTTTTCAATTTTTCGGACTAGCTTCTCGGTCAGCTTCTTGGCTTGCTTCTTGGTGAAAAGTCCTTCCTCGCCTTCCGTGCAATAGTAAAAGGTGGCAACGCAACGGTTTTCAAGCAGGACCCAGAAAAATCCGGTAACGGGGTCATCTACGATGGTAATATTTAGAGTGTCAGTCATCAGTGTTGAAAATGATTTGGTTAAGTGATACTCCCTCGATGGTACAAACTGTCCCTCTGCTAACTACGTAGCGGGCAATCTTCGTTGCCAGTTTCTTTGCGGAATCTCGTGTCATATATCCTTGTTCACCAGAGCCAGTGCAGTAAAGAAAATCTGCAATGACACTTCCACAGTGAGTTACTCGGAAGAATCCAAATCCTTTGTCTTCTAAAATAGCTACTTTGTCGTTCATGATTTATTCGTCTATACGTTTGCGGTTTCTATTTTTGAGGGGTCGCCGGGAATGGCAATCTCCCAACAGAAGGAGGCGATGAAATCGTTGCGAAGAGTTACCTCTTCTCCGACTTTATACCATCCATCGGGAAGGAGATAATCCCTCTTCATATCAATGGCGGCTCCTGCCTCTATTGGTTCCAACGCCATGAAACGGTAGTCCCATTCGCCGCTCTCGGTCTTGAACGATTGCAGGATGAACCAAGGAGTAACGTCGGCATTTCCATCCTCGGTTTCCTCCCCAGTGGGCGTTCCTACGACGCGGGCACAATAACCGTTCCTCATGTTCTCCAAGGCAACACCGAAGGGCAGGTTGAAGTGAGAGAGGGAATAGGCAATAACGCCCCATGTCAAGGACCGGGCGCGGGAGCAAACCCCGTCAAGCCGTGGAAGTACCGTGGCTATTACTTCGGGGTTGCTCTCCGGGCCGTCGGAGCAAAGGAAAAATTCTCGGACGCGAGTTGTTGTGGGCATAGGTTCTATTTGCTGTAGTTATTCAGTAGGCCGTAAATCTTTTGAGCTTCCTGCTCGAAGTCCTCTGCCAGTTTTCTTAGCGCGGGTTCATTCCCCGCAATAGTGTAGAGGTAGGGAACGAGGTCCCGCAGGATGACATTTCTGTACAGGAGAATGCACTCGGTAGTAGTATCGGGCAACACGGGGCGCACCGACATGGGCTTTACCGTCCAGTCGCGGCCATGTAATCCGAGATAGGTTTCAATGAAACTGTCGGCAATGCCGCCCAATTCTTCTACCGCATCATCGTATCGTTCATGGTGGAATCCCTCCCTTGTCTGGTAATGAAGGACCTTCAATACGGGGTAGAGTTGCAGGATGTGGGATAAATCTAGTTGCATGGTTAGATGATTTGAAGCGTGAAGGGGAAGGTGCGGGTCCAGTCAACCGTATTGGAGAACTCAACAGTCATCCAGTAGGTCCCGACAGGATATTCGGCAGGGTCTAATTCAAATATATCGGTCGGAAGGATAATGGTGTCAGCAGTGCCTCCGGGTTTCACCGAGGACGTCATGCCAGACGCGACTGTCTTCCATACAGGCAAGGCTCCGGCGTTGAGCGGGGCTAACTGAATCTTCCATGCAAAGGGGCTTGACGGGGAGACGTTGACAAGAAGAGCAGAGGCATGGGAGAAATTAAACCGGAGGTCTCCCTTAAATCCTGCACCGAGAGGGAGGATGAGAGAGGACATTCCATGCTGAACTTCCAACGTGGGATTTACGCTTACCTGTTCATAGTTCGCCTTGCGAATAAACTGTCCGAGGCTTCCGTCAAAATATAATTGGTTCGTGTTCATGGTGTGAATGAAGATTAGATATTCTGTTTGGGTTTGTCAACCATAATCTGCACGCGGCGCGGATAATCCGCAGAGCAGGGAGCGGTGCTTGCACTCTTTTCCCAGCCGCGTTTCACGGCGATGTCGAGAACCTCCTTGTCGTATTGGTAGTCGAGGCTCACTCCGAAGTGTCCGGCGAACGCGTCATGATAGACATAATAGATACTTCTCATTTTCTTAATGGCTTTCAGGTCGCTATCGTGCCGGAACCCCCACACACTACCGTCAACTATACTGGTCCATGCAGGGTAGTCTTCGATGGCCGCCCGCTTCATTCCCATGTATGCGGAGATGAAGATGACATCCTTCTCGGTAGCTATCTGGCTAGCCATAACGTCGAGAAGGTCCGCTTCGCGCACCGGGCATTGAGTATCGAGCACCATGATGTCCATTCCCGCATGCTCTGCGGCGATGGAGAGGATGGCTTCATCGGGTGCATCAGGGACGCGGGCAACGTTCAGCCCCTCCGCTTTGGCCCATGAAAGAACGCCAAGGTCCTCGGACATGACAGTAATGCGCTCGCCGGGGATGTGCAGGGATTTAAGATAATTGACCGTGTAATGGATTAGGTTTGATTCCCTCTCCGGCCAATGAAGTGAGGGGTTATACGCGCTAATGATGTAATGGAAGTTATTGTCCATGCCCGCCATCATACACAGAAGAAGATTCTGGTCAAGAAATTTTTAATTGGTATGACACAACGAAGGAACCCACGGAACCCATTGTGACCATTTGGCCGTGGGTTCCGTGGGCACGAAGAGGTCCAAGAATCGCGTGTAGCAAATCGCCCGGAGGGTTGGTCAGCTATATCACAATGTCGTGAAGGTTATTCCCTTGAAGAAGTTGGTAAGTTCGTTAATCTCCGGAGGCATTATCTCCGGTGCCCATGAATAATAGGAGGCGTTACATTCGACGGGAACGTCTCCTATCATGGTGCTCCATGTGACTAGCCGCTGTGGCATGACCGTAACTTCGTCTTTCATATATATCTTTGGCCGCCCAAGACGCCCCGATATACTGAAGTGTTCCCAGTAGCCGTTGCTCTTCTTCTTCCGTTCGTACTGCACACCGACGGTCGCAATGTAGTCTAGATATACTGCACCCGTTTCCTTCTCTATGTACCAATAATTGGAGAGAAGGGAAGTGGCATAGGAGAGATTGCTATCCTGCCCGTATAGGAAGCCGTTGTCATAGTAGGGCCAGTCACGGGCTTCATCCAGCGTGACATAACGAGGTGTCCATTTCTGTCCTTCGTGCCATGCTTCCCATAGTATTCGGTCATAGACACGACGGTCTTCGTGGGCTAAATGGGTTCCGATGATTCCATCTCGTCCCGGAAGCTTCCCCGGAATCTCCGGGTACTTGGCTCCTTTCAATGTGTTGAATACCTTCCATGCGTCCATGATGTTTTGGCACTTAATCCCCGGATGATAAATCGAACCCGGTGTAATGGAATAGGCCATGTTTAGAGGGGCGGGAACCCCTCGAACTGTTGGGCCTTCTGTATCATATGCCCAGAGTTCGAAATACGGGTGCACGGTACTTTCATACTTGCTCATCTGTGCGTTGATGTTTTGCGTGGGGTCCGACGTGGGGAGTAAGAGGTGAGACTTCATGGTGCTACGGTAGAAACTTCTGCATATTGCCCAACGCGTCCGCTAACGCCATCAACATATCCGCTGTACCAAACGGCGGCCAGTCCAGTATTGACCAGCTGGGATTTCACGGTTGCGTCAAGGCTATTGTCCTGTGGGTTTCGCTGTACCGTCAGGATGGCAATCGCGCATTTGCTCTTACCCGTTCCCTCGGCACTCTCAATCGGAGTGATTACCTCCTTACCATCCCACGGCTTATCATCAACAACCAGCTTGGCGTTCGTCACGGTATTGGCGGGCCAAGTGTATTCCCATTCAAGGAGTACGGGAAGTTCACCGTCGGTTACGATTTCCTTCTTAGCCGCGCCGTCTTTGAACCCGTCAATCTCCACCTTCTTCCGTTCGGTATCACGGAAACCGCCCGGCTCGATAACTGCGTAGGTATGCCAGTTCTTGTTTGCGTCCTGCTCCTTAGTCGTCGTGACCTTGTATGGGAACTTGCCGCCACCGCCGCCACCTCCAATGAAGATAGCACCTCGGTGAAGTTGCTGGATATATCCGTTCCTGCCCTTGCTCATCCTCGCAATGGGGACGGAGAAGTCCGCGCTGGTATCTTTCTTGCTACTTACCGTAGAAGATTTGCGGTCACTCTTTACGTTTACGTACCAGATAATATCCTTATCCAATGGTGCCTTCTCTCCACTATCCACTGCCTTCAACGTCCCCGGCGCACCACCAATTTCATGCACCTCATTATCATCAATGACAACACCGCAGGTGTACATGACCTTTGCGTTAGGCCCGGAATCCTTTGGGTCATACACGACGGAGAACATGCTCTCTTCCCGGTTGCGCATGAGGGGGTCATCATTATATACCGGAGTATGGAACGTCCCTATATCACTATCCCCATAGACAGGGGCAATCGGGTCCGGCATCGAATCAAATGGCGGGGCCTCATTAAACATCTCCGTGCCCACGGGAACCGAGGGTACGGGATGATTAAAGAGGTCAGGAGCTTGTGGAATCTCTTGATACTCTTCTGCCATATTATTTGCAGTATTCTTTGGAGGGAATTACTACCGGACCTGCATCCGTCTTGGGCTGTTCCTGCGTAAAGGTCAACCTTCCGGGACTAACGATTACACAGGATTCTCCATTGCAGATAACTGCGCGGTCCTTACTCACATCTGCGTAGGTGCAACTACTCTGCCCCAATGCTCCAAACATGGCTAAAGCTCCAAGGGCGGCACTAATAATCCCGGAGATGATAGTCTTGTACTTGCCGGGTACGCCAAGGGCGACGCAGTACTTCGCCGTCAGCTGGGCAAAGATGTCAGCCTCTCCCTTGATTAGTTTGCCCGCCATATTCATGTAGGGCTTCTTCTTTACCGCGGTGAGCTGGTCCCACGGGGTTGGAAGTTCAGCCATGCTATAGAGCTTGGCCGCGACTTCTGCCTGTTCATCGAGATTGTTCTTTTCCATGTTGTTGATTAGATTGTGTGTGGCCGGAAGATGTCACGACAGAAAGTGATACCTTTCGGAGTTAGTTTACTTTTAGTTTGTTTCCTCGACCCCCTCACTCCCTCGTATTCAAGATACCCCTTTTCTTCCAGCTTGCGCAGGATAGAGTAAAGAGAAGATATGGGAATGCGAGTGCCCTCACTTATTGTCGGATTCTCATGTTTCTGCTCGAAGCCATTGGCGTGCATGTACAGAAGGACACGAACATAGTCGAGAGGGAGCGAAGGGTCAAGGAGGTCAATATTCAGAAGGAGACCGAGCAAGGTTTGTTGATTGCTCTGGCCCTTCTGTACGGTTCTGGTTGTGGAGTAGGTCGTTCTCATACGTCAGAGCTATCTAAACCTAAATGGGACAACAAGTCAACCAGATTGTACGCGAATCGTGTCCTACGACCGCGAGGGTCGCTATCATCACGATACCGTACACGTTGAACTTTGCCCCGCTTGAATAGGGTGGTCAGATACGCAGGGGACTTTAGTCCCGTAGATTCCAATGCGGTAGCTACATCAACGTACCCTTCCGGGATACTGTCATATAGGCCTTTGACCTGCATCTGAATATAGTCATTGGCTCCTTCCCCTTCCCAGTACATGGTGTGGCCGCAACGAACGTGTTTGACCTTCAATCGGTTCAGGGCGTGAATTACCCACACGGAGCTTCTCCCAATTTTATCGGCAATCTCCCCGGTGGCAATGTAGCCCTTCGGTATATTCTTTACCGGGGGAGTACTATGCCGTGGCCTCCGTGGATGTTTCAATCCGGGATGGACGATTAGTCCTCTACTATTGGTTCTCATGCAGGGGTAAAGTCGTTGTCGTTATTATTGTTCTCGATGATGTAGTAGAAGAGAATACCGAGAAGGAATCCGATTAGTGTGTACATACGTTTAGCGTGAGAGTTTCGTTGCATGGTTCAATGCGTCATTGGGAATTAGGAGAATTTCATCCGCGGTCGTATATCCACCGTTATATGGTACGACGAAGGAGAATCCATCCGCGATGAGCTTGTCGATAAGCTCTGTGTCCGAGAGGATAGCAAGGAGAGCCGGGGACATGAGTTTCTCTCCAAGAAGGAAGTTACGCAGTTGTTTAATTTGTCCAATGTATGGAAGGTTCATGAGATGAAATGTTATGCGGCGAGGTCTCCCTCCGCGATTAGTATGGAGTTAATGGGGAGGACGAATCTTCCCCCGCTAATGGTTATCCAGTGGTTGTTCATTTTTCTTGGGACTTCATAGTTAATACGAAGCTATTCCAGTGGGCCGCCGCTTCTTCGCGAGTGCGGCCATGAATGGAAATGCTATGAGGAAGAAGCTTGGCCCCGTTGCAGACGACGTAGCAATGTTTCTCTCCGGGGTAGATGGCTTCCTCTACGACCTCCGGGATTTCTCCGCAGTACGGGCAAGGACGTGGATGGGCATTGCATTCGTTCACGAACCGGAGGGCCGCTTGCTTCACTCTTTCGGTAAACATATCAACAATATGCTGTGGCACGATTCCTTTGATTCCGGAACCCACGGTGCCTTCGTCCTCGGATTCCGTGGCTTCCTCGTAGTTCAATGGATGGTCCAGCCCCTCGTCGAAACAGGAAGCACAGGGTCCCGTGGTTCCGGGCAAGTCCCCGTACTTACAGGTAGCGCAGGGGAGAGGACATCCTCTTCATCCTCTTCCGCTTCTTCATATTCCGGGTACTCAATTCCCCGCTCCTGTTGGCAATGAGAGCATGGAGGATTGCAACGGAGGTTATCCCGGTGAGTGCAAGTATTGCACGGTTCGATGACATCATCGTTCTCGTCCGTACCTTCGGCACATGGCGCAGATTCATCTGGGGTATAATTCTGATAGCCGTTGCAGGAGATGCAGGGTTCCTCTTTGATAGATACCCCCTTATGTTTACATGTCAGACAGGTAGGACCAGCCATCTTGGCTTCCTTCTGCTTTGCTTCTTCCCGCTTCATCATCTCCATCTCTACCAATTTGTTGGTATCGGAGGTGAAGCTGGGAAGTCCGGGAGTGAGAGCACACTTCTGGCAGGGGGATTGCACCAGCAAGGTATCACGGAATTTGCAGAGGGAGCACCTCCGTGCATCCTCGCTTGCCGCGGTGTCCGTGGATTCCGTGGGTTCACTGGATTCAAAGTGGCTAAAGTACATGTCACAACTGGCGCAGGGTTCCGCGGTTTCAGGGAGGTCACGATATGCGCAGGTCCAACAATTTGGTTCGTCGTTCATTTTCTCTTGATGTGTTTCTTAATGGTTTCGATTACCCACAGGGTGAATAGGGCGAGTGCGCACAGAGCAATAGCACCCCATGCGAGGATGTCAGTAATACCAACAAATATCGTCATAGTTAGTCGATTAGTTTAAGGTCAAAGAACATAACGGTGTTGAAGTAGTTGGTGGTCACTCCATCGATAGCTACCCAGCCGTCGCTGTCTTCATCATCGTAAACCGCGTACTCCTGATAGGGCATAGGCTCTTCATCGTAGCTTACCCAGCCACGAGGAACGAATTGTACCCTATCCCCTCTCTTGAACGGTCGCCGGGGTTTGGCGGTGTTATTGCAACCAGCGCGGACAGATTCTTCTGGTGCATCTAGAATTTCCTCCATCTGGTTAGCAGAGGCCCACTCCGCTAATCCTCCCGAATAGCGTACCTTGTACGGGTAGGAAGAACGTTCGTTGTCGATTTCCACGACGCGACCGCAAGGGCCGTAGTCGACGCGGACAATCATTCCGAGTTTTACTTTGTTCTTCATGGTTAGAATTTGATGTTTGGGTATTCGCGGTAAAGTCGATAGCGGGTCATCCACATGAAAACCCCCGTGGTTATGTAGTTAGATACAACAATAAAGAGATACCATGCGGCAATCCATGCGGAGATAAGAGAGAGGACATAAAGCGGAGGTGCGGGAAGAGTGAAGAGGCACTCGGCAATGATACTTACAGTTAGTCCGATTAGCCCAAAGATAACCCACTGAACCGAGGTATTGAAGATATGGTTGTATATGTTCTCCATTTCCTTGCGCTCATATAGGGTATTCTCGCTTCCTCTCGTCCGGTAGCTATTGGTCTCAATGCCAATGAGCTTCAAGTGAGCTTTCAGCCTCTTGGCCATCTCGGTGAGGGCAGTACCTCCTAAGCCGCGGAAAGCTACACCCGCAAGCGCGAAAAGGCCCGCAAGCGCGAAGTATTGTGTGGTTGATAGATGCAATGCGTTCATGATTGTTCTCCTTCATGGTTACTCGGCTTGCTCCATTCCCCACGGCCATTCAACTATCCTGCCGGGTTCAATGCTTCGTCCGTCTTCCAACAGGATGTGCATGGAGACGCGGGTTCTTCCTGCAACGATTCCGGTATGCCGACGGAACATACCGTCGAAGTACTGGATTTCGGCACCGGGTTGAAGACGCAGAACCGGAGGACAATGGTCAATGAAGAATCGAGCATTATTCCATGCCTCTTCATACGCTGTCTCCGGGTCATCGTTATCACATCCTTGCACGGCCAGTGAGCAACTCACACATTGAATGAACTCGTAGTTACCCTTCCGTCTTTCTTCCAGCAGACCCCCGCAGATAGGACAGAACAGGGAAGGTTGTTCTTCCTCTGGGAATGCCTCATCAAAGGCCTTCTCAACTACTGCTTGCGATTCTTCGGATTCATCGCGAAAAGAGAATTCGCTCTTGGTAGGAATGTTCGTTGGGGCCGTGGTATTGGCTTTAACTATTTTCGGGCTAAGGTCTGACATATAAACGTGTGTCAAGCCATTGGCCTCGTCAATAATAATCTTGGTTATCTGTTTGGTGTTTGATGTCTTGGACATGGCACCACCATATAATAATTTTATTATTTGTCAAGAAATTATTTCAATAAAAATCCCCGGAGGGGTTAGCCTCCGGGGCGATGTGCTACTTGCGCTTCCAGCCAAGTAAGTCAAGAAGTTCGAGTAAGCTCATGATTATCATCCTTTTGTGAAGAAGTTAAAGAAGGATAGTGTACCACTATCAGTGAGTACGAACTGGGGATATTGGTCAGGGGTAAATATTTTTGTACCCCCGGAATCCCCGGTAGCCTCGACAGTCAGAAGGACTGCGGGCACCCTGTCCGTCGGGCTGGAAGGGGATGGAATATCTCCCAATCGTGCCCAAACTTGGCACGCTTGCCACTGTTCGTCAAGAGCGGCAATGGCCTCGATAGCCTTGGCTATTGCAGGTATCTGCTCCTCCGGAACTGTGGTCTCATTGTACTGGTCAAGGTGCGTAAAGCCCAGTGCGTCCGCGTAGATTACGCTCATAATGAGCTTTGTCCAGTCGCCGGGCTGTGGGAATTGAATTTGTATTTCTGCGTTGTTCATGCCTGTTCAAGGGGGATGTTAATATCTTCGAAATCCGTGGTTTCCTCGGATTCAATGGCATTGACGGCCATTGCTTCCAATGCGTGATAGGTTGGATTGGTCAATCCATTGGAATAAAGGTGCCTGGTGCCTGTGCCCGCGTCGGCTGAAAGGGCATATGTTTTCTCATTGCGCGCGTCGATAATCAGGGTGCTTACGCCTGTTCCTGCCTCGAAAGCGATGAAGCCGCGGAGAGAAGCTATCTTGAACAGGGTATTGGTACTGCCGCCTCCCAGCTCCATATAAAGAGCCGCCTTTTCCTCCCGCTCTTCTATACTCGGTGGCCCGCTCTGCATGAAAATAAGCCTGTTCAGCCCGTTTGGCATCAGCTCATTATGGCCTACCGGAAGAAATACGGTTGTCGTCTTCACCTGCCAGTGTCCAACGGACTTTACATAAAAAATTTCCCTTACTCTGATTTCATACCCCTTGCGGACAGTATCGTAAGGAGTATTGATGTTAACATCGACGATTTCCCCATAGTTGACAGCCAGATTATCACCCGGAATCATGGAATAAGAATCCATCGTCAACCCGGTTCTGTTGGTTTTTGAGCCGCGGCCTATGCCAAAAGTAAATTTAGCGAAGGCTGTCGCGTTGACCGCAAGGGAAAATCCGCACACGGAACTGTAATTAAATTGACCGTTAGGCCCTATCAGGGGAATAACCGCTGACCCGTACGCATTGGACCCGGCAGAAGCCGCGCCCACTGAAAAACGTTGCCTCAACCCGGCAAGAGTACCGTTGGAAGCTTTAGAAATGGAACCCGTGACTGTGATTGAACTGGAATTAAGGTATATAGGCTGAACCAACGCCGACATAGCACCGGCCAATCCCAACGCATAAAAGCGATTAACCGCCGCCGTATCCGTCGGTGCACCCACGGTCAGAGGGATGTTGACGCCGGCGTTGGCATTGGGGGTTTTGCTGAATGTAAAAGTCCCGGTCACGTTAGTAAAGCCCTCCAGTCTGACCTCGGTATAGAAAAAAGCGGGACCGCGGTGGTTTTCCTGTTTGTGAAACCACAGGTTCCCTGCCCCATCAAAGACCATAGACCTATCATTGATGCTGTTGGGGTCAGTTACGGAGAGGTACCCATTGGATTCTTCGTAAAGTATGGCTCGCGTAGGACCGCTCTCCTTGCCGAAGAGGATGCACTTCATCTTCTCGCCAGTGGTGGCAACGAAGCTAATGCCGTCATCAAAAGTGGTGGGGTTTTGGAACTTGACAGGAATCGCAACGTCCATGTGGGAAGCGTTCGTCCCCTCAATGACTGCGGCTCCGTTACCATTTCCGCGGATTTTCACCGCGTCATCCCCTTGTCCGAGAACTAAAGGAACTTCGTTTCCGAGAACCAATCCCGCCGTGTTGGTGAAATCCCATGCCCCGGTGATATTCTGGTCTAGGGAGGGGTCAAACCCCGCACCCTCACCGGAGCCTAAACTAAAATTTCTGATGGAGACAAAGTAGTCCGCTTCTTCAATCGTACTGCCGATAGAAAGAATTGCGGAAGTTTCAGTTGCCACAAAGACCAGCTGGGCAGTAGTCTTGCCGCCAGCGAGGAAGGCCTTAGGATTGTTGTCGGCTCCTACACTAAAGAGCGCATAGCTGAATTCCGGATTAGGCTTCGTTTCCATCAAGCCGCCCAAGTCAGGATGCACATTGATAGAATAGAGCTTACCGCTTTCGAGGTTGGAGATTTTGTAGAAACCTTCGGAGACAGGACCATCACCGTCCAGCGGGAGGGCCTGATACTCTTGGTTGTAGTCGAACCCCAGCGGGTGAAGTGCAATCGTCGCGTGTGCACTTTCGACGGAGGCGTTCTTGTCCTGTGCGTTAGTGGGGACGACGAAGTACTTACCGTTGGGAGATGCAATCTCAATCACCTGTCCCGCGACCGAACCATTGATGATGAACTGTTCCGGCGTAATGTTGGACCACAATTCGTCAGTAGGAGCGGTAGCGGAAAGCTTGAAGAGACAGGGAGAACTGGAAGCAAGAAGCCACGCGGTGTGCGTGTCGGCATCGCCCAGCTTATAGGTTACGCCCGGCGTAATAGGAGAACCGTTGACGTAGTTTTCAATATTGATTTTAGAAGAACGTTTACGTGCCATGATAGTAAAAATTTGGGGCTGAACCCATAGAAGTTTAGCTCATGAGTTCAGCCCCGTCAAGGTTTAATTATTGGTTATGCGATATTTCCAACGAAGGTAATCACCGCAGTCCCTTTAAAGGTCCCGGCATCACCGCCCGTAGGAATCTGGAACGAGGCAACGGCGGCTCGCTGTCCCGCACCAAGAGCGGTTCCCTGTGAAAAGATAAGAGTTCCTCGAAGGTTCTTACCAGTCACAATACCCTGTGAGGCCGTGAGAGGAAGAAGACCTTGCGCCCCTGCTTCCCCAACTACGTCGGTAAGGACTACGTTCTGGTTCTGGATAGTGATGTTGCCATCGTATTGGAATTCAGGCGCGGTGGCCTCTGTCACGAAGTCCACGCGGTAATATCCGGCAGGGGTAGGACCTACAAGAGCTACGTCGGAAACGGTGTCCGAAATGGTCGTAAGCTGGGGAGCGGTAAAACCCTCAACCCCCTGTGCGGCTACGATGTCAACGTTAGCCTTTACTGCTCCATCTACGTATACCCACGCTTTCGTACCGGTGGAAGTGAAACGAGTGGTCCCTGCGGCAGTTACAAACGGAGGTTCTTCTATTGCGTCTGCAATGGTATCTCCTGTCTTGACAAATACGGTTACAGGGACTTCCGCACTTACTTTCAATTCGTACCCCGTATCTGCGACTAAATCACCGATACTATACCACTTGTCAGGTGATAAGTCTGCGGGAAGAGTTGCTTCTTCGGGAGCCGGAATTTGGTCAGCCTTCATAGTCAAGGTAATCTCCGCGCCCTCAAGGGCATCGATGCGGAGGTAAGCGTTAGTCTGACCACCTTCCGTCGCGAAGTAGAAAGCACGGCCAGAAAGATACCCTTCGGCTTCCAACTGCTCCAACGCCTCGTCTTTCGCGATGACCACATGCGGGCACTTGGTAGACGTGACAATAAACTTATACCGAGTAGCCTCGGTCAGTCCGGTAAGCTGATAGATTTGCCCGCGAGCGATAGTTGCATTCTCTGCGGGAATGGGAAGATTTACTACTGCCATAATTATTATTCGTTAAGAGTTTGCTACTGTTTTAGCTTGATGAATAAGGGGAGTTAAAGTTATTCCCCTATTCACGGGAATGTGCGCAGTATCCGACGCAGGGATAATAATATCTCCATCATTCACTAATACACTTTGAACACTATTTTCAACATCAATACCGAAGTAAAGAACTTCGGGTTGATTAGTGGGAATAGACACCAAGTGCTTAACTCCCATAGCTACGGGAATTGTTTGCACCACCAGAGGTGTTGCGGCACGGACTTCTAGGGTTAATACGGTCCCCGAAAGAGATTCCGTAACAGTTAAATTCCCGGCGGCTTTGAGATGTGCTTTGAACTCCCGGTTTACGAGGGAAGAACCTTCGGCAAGGGTCTTCTCGTCCTCCGTCAGTTTGACGACAGGAACTCCCCTATCACTGGTGATAGTAATAAGAAAGTCTCCTTCCTTGCTGGGAATGAGCGTATTCTCAACTCCTGATTCGAGGACAACTGGTTCTGTAGTGGGAACGTTGATTTCCATACTAGTTAAAAAGGTTATGCTCCAAAGCCAGAGGCGATAATAGAACCAATGTCGGCTCCTTCTGCCAGTTCTTCGGCTTCTTCGGTTTCGGTTTCCTGTTTGGGAGATTCGGTTTCTCCTTCGGTCTCGTCCTCGTCGTCGCTATCATCGTCACCTATTTCTTGGTCCTCGATAGAAACAATCTCAATAGACTTGCCGTCATCTGAAACAACGCCAACTCCCATGAGCTGAACATCATCCCCCGGTTTAAGGTCTCCAAATTTTTCAGGGTCATACGTAATCTTCATGCAGATAAAAATTGAGGCGAGCGGGTTCATCCCGCCCGCCTCGGTTTAAGGGTTATAGGTTTAGGCTTAGAGGCCAGATACTACTGCAGGGGTACTTACCAGAGAGCCAACGGGCTTACCGTCAGCACCGACGAGTTCGCGGCCAGCGGTCGTGCGAATGTGTCGGATGACTACACCGTGACGCGGGAAGACAGGCATCGGAGCGGCAGAAAGTGTCGCGATGAACAGGCCCTGCGTACCCATGTAGTTACCGCCGTTGTCCTTGTTGTTCACCCAAGTCAGCTCACCAGCGTAAGTCACAGGGTCCCACTTGGCCTGACCGTAGGCAGACACCGGACGAGGAACGAGGGACTTGTACACGTCCTTCACAAAGATAATCGTATCTTCGTAGGGGGCGTTCATGTACGCGGGGTTCGGCACATAGCGGTTACCAACAGTCGTTTCCACCTTGATATACTGGGGAACTTCCACCCACTTCTGACCAGTCGGCTTGCTGTCGTCGAAGGTGTAGCGGGGGTTCATGTTGTCCACGATGTAGGTAAAGCCCTTGTACGTCCACTTCACGCCCAGCTGACGCAGGAGAGTAGCATCCTTGCCTTCCGCGGCCTCTGCGAAGTTCCAGTCCTTGCGGATAACTTCGTTGTGACGCAGGATGAAGTCCACGGTGTCCTTAGACGTGTAAGCCAAGAAGACAGGGGAACCTTGGTCCATCAGAGCGGCAGATTCGCCAGCACCTTCATTGATGAGCAACTGCCAAGCTTGGTTCATCAGGTCATCATTCAGCGCGGCTTCGGGCTTAACTTCCGGCATGGAGTTAATATCGTTGTTCACGACATCGAGACCGACAACACCCGCCTTCGTGGGGATGAGTTTGTAGCTGGCGATTTTGATGTAGCTCTCACGGTAGAAGCGAGACCAAGTATTACCGACGGCACGGACCAACTGCTTCACCGCATTCTCGGCCTGTTGCTTAGCTTGCCAAGACTGACGCATGCGGAGTACGTCCAGTTTCTGGGAGGAAAGCCTCGTGATGAAGCGGCTGTAGGAGTATTCCGTAGCCCCCGTATCATTTACCGTAATCGGAATCTGGTCAGAGGTGGAATCGAGGTTAATGTTCATCCATTCGGGACGGGGGTCCGTAGCACCGAAGGTTGCGATACGCCCGGAATCACCAACACCGTCAGTCCATTCTCCCGTCATAATCATCTGGGAGTTCCACGGAGAAGTACGAGCAAAGGTGCTGAACATGTTGGCGTTAAGAAGGTTGGTCATCGTGACCAGCTTCAATTCTTGGGCCTGAATTTCGTTAGGAGTAGTAGCCATTTGTAAATTAAATTTGGTTTAATTTGCAACGCCTAGTACTCTTTGGAAGAATTTGTTTTGGGGTCTTACGCGGTCATGGCAGGGTCAGGACCAAGAATTTTCACACCTGCATAAAGGTTTGTTTTGGTTTGCTCGCGGGAAAGCAAGAATGGGACACCGCATTTGATGCCCCATTCTTGTCATAAAATTACCAGTATGTCAAGGATTATTTATCATAATCCAAAGGCACTACCAATAATGTCCCCGACTGCGGTCGGCCCAGCGGGCGGCCGGGTCTCTGGGGCTTCAGGGCTACCACCGTTAGCGGAGGGGCGGGCCTTGCGGAGTTTGGCCACCTTCACGTTGAGAGCCTCGATTGTCGCGCGAGCATCTGCCAGTTCCTTAACCATGAGTTCGGCCAGTGCGCCGTCCATGAAGGAACCATTATTTATTTTATGGGCGAGATGGCGTGCGTGCTTCACATTCTCTTCGGTAATCTCCGTGGTCATGCCCAGTTCCTTGGCGCGTTCCTTCATCGCTTCCAACGTGTAGTTGTCGAGGTTGACGGTGTAGGTCCCGGCCTCCGGCTTGCCGCCCCGGCTGGCCTTCAACTCTTCAACGTATTTATCGGCTTCGGCCTGATAATTTCCGTGAGCAACGATGGCCGCGTCACGAACCTTAGCCATACGGACAAACTTGAACAAGGCGGAATCGCTGATGCCCAACTCTTTTCCGATTGCTTCGTAGGCTTCTTCACGGTCGTACTCGTCGAGGTCGGGATTAAGGGCAACTTCATTCAGCTTGTCCATGTCGAGGGAGGCTCCACTCGCGCGGGCAATCTCCGCAAGCTTGGCGTTAGCCTTATTGTACGGGGCAGTTACATTGGTCTTGTATTCTTCGGTTGCGGTGAAGGCATAGCCGCGTACAATTTCTCGCAGAGATTCAAGCTCTTCATTGTTGGGAGAGGATTTACCCGCTTCTTCCAGCTTGGCCTTCAAGTCCGCGATTTCTTTCTTCGCGCCCCTCAACTGGACGCGCATCTCGGCGAATGCCTTGCTCGCGGCCTTGCTCGCTTTCTGTTCCTTAGGACCATTGTTCTGTTCCTCGTTGTTCTGTTCATCCTCGTTGTTCTGTTCATCCTCGTTGTTCTGTTCATCCTCGTTGTTCTGTTCCTCGTCGTTCTGTGTCTCGTCGTTCTGTGTCTCGTCAAGGACGGTTCCCGTGGGGTTCACTACTTCATCATCAGCGATGCGAGGCCCAGCATCTGGCATGACTACCGTACCGTCCGGGGATTCAATAGGAGCCGTGGGGCTGGTGGGATTAACGGGTTGAGTGGAATCCGTGGGTTCCGGGGCGAACAGGGTCTGTTCAAAAATGTTATGTACGTCGTTGTGAATGGCACCACCTATGATGCCCTCCGCTACTGCGGGAATATTTACGTTGTCCATCTATGTATTACTTGTTGGGTGAAAGTGAGTTAATCCAAGCGTTACGCTCGGTCATGGGATGATTCATCATAGTTACCGGGGATTCGGTTTCTTCATTCTCTTCGGCCAGATTGAAAAGAGCGGCGATGACGGATTTGGCCCCTGCCGCGAAAGCTCCATTCAATGCGGCGGCTTCCATTGTGGGCTGTAATGTCGCATTGAGTTTCGACTGAACAATGCAGAGAGCTTCTTCCATTACCGGGTCATGCAGGAGTTCAGCAAGGCGACCAGTCGCCGCCTTGTTGCTTTTGAACCCTTCGACAGTGTAGGTGGGCACTGGTTTCATCGTGCACCTCCCAGCGATTGAGCCGCTTTAGCGTTGGCTTCTACGGCGTTACGAGTAATCTCGGCATCCTGCTTTTCCTTAGCCAACTGGATTTCAGCTTCCGTCTTCATGCGCTTCAATTCAATTTCGGCTTCGGCTTTCATCTGTTCAGGAGTAGGTCCTTCTTGGGGAGCCGCTTCTTCGTTCTGTTGCATCGCTTCCAAGGCCCGCATGCCGTTGGTAATAACCTCGTTGCACCTCTTGACCAGTTTCTCGTACTGTTCAAATTCAGGGACAACTTCCTTGGCGGCCTGCAAATAGTCCATGTGTCCTGCCAACTGGGCGACCAGAAGCTGTAGCGGCTGGGCAAGCTGGGCCATCTCTTCGGGTTCCAGCTGTGCGTCCGGTAGCATGGACATGATGAAGTTGGCATGCACTTCCGCGTGTGTCCTGTGGTCCTCGTTTGGCATAACCGGAACTTCCTGACCTGCCATGAGCTGGTTGTTCTGGATGGATGCGATAGAGGCGGCCACGGTTTCGGACGGGTTGGGGTCATCCTTCAACGGCATGAACAACTGCGCGGTGCGTCCATTCGTTTCGTTTGCAATAGCCATGCGGATGAGACGTTCCTGCCCAGCTCGTGGCATGAACTGCATGTAGTTGAGACACTGACGGAGAGCCATTGTACGGCGAACCTTACTGCCCGCACCGATAGGCGGGAGAGCGGTAACGCTGTCAAGGTCGATAGCGAAGAAGGCATCCCTTGGCACACCTGCTTCGTCCAGACGTTGGAGCATGCGTTCACGTTCCTTAAACCCGCCAATCCCTTCATCGTAGTCCTTGCGGATGATACGGCGAACGATTTCACGGAGAAGAATGGTCATGTGCTCCAAGAGCATATCCATGATGTTATTGCTGACCTTGCTCGCATTGCCCATACGGATTTCAGCTTCCAGCTGGGTGCGGCCCATGCCTCCATCAGCATTCACGTCAATCTCGCCCAAGCGTTCCCGGATTTGGTTCTGCAAGAATGCGAGGGGAGTTCCAGCAACTTGTTGCAGATTCGGTACGGGATTAGGAACCACTTGCGTTGATGGGTCCAAAATGGTATAGGCCCCCATCGGGTTCACCATTGCGGAGAGACGGGAGGTTTCATTGGTGGCAGAGACGTTTAACGCCATGCCGAGGAACGCCGCGTCCGTCGCTTGGTTCATCAACTTGTCAATGACACGAGTGTGAGGCAGAAGGTCATTGCCATATCCGCGAAGGGCATGAATATCTCCATTGGTGCTACTGCCCAGCGGGAAGAGAATGAAGGCTTCTTCCATAGAGTTGTAGGCTCCTTCCTTGGTGTAGAGGAACTTGGTGTCATCTACATCGCGGTTCTGGTCACGCTTCACATCCTGACCATTGCCGCCGCTTCCGTTGACGAAGAAGATGGAGTGAGTAACCGTACCGTTGAATTCGCGAACCCACATGTGGGCAATCGGAATACTGGTTCCAATTACGTCGGTCAGGGTGTAGTCTCCGTTTTTAAGCATCTTCTCGGTCTCCCAAGAGATACGCTGGGGCTGTACCGTCTGATTGTAACTACAGGTCTTCAACACCTTCATGACCTCTTCCACATCCCAGCCGGCTTCCCTTGCGGTCTGCGGGTCACGAATGAAATCGTAGAGTTCATGGGCACGAAGGGTACGAGTAGCAAACACAACCTCAAGGGTGCTACTGTCCGGCTTAACCTTTCGCTCGAAGGCAAACTCGTTCAGACTACCTGCCTTGAAGTACCAAGTGTCAGGGTCCTCAAAGTAAGCAAGGCCGAAGCCGTGGAATGAGAAGTTGTGAAGAAGGTCTGTCATGATGGAGGTGAATCCCGGCATGGACTTGACCATCTTCGTTACTTCGGTGGAAAGGATGTCTGAATAAATGGGGCGACGGGCGTTATCGCCAAAGGTGGTTTGCACCGAAACAAGTTCGGGGTTATCCCACACTTCACGGAGGCTGGCCGCCACCTTTTCACGAACAATCCGCATCGTGCGGAAGTTGTAGTTGGTTCGATAATTCTGACCAACTGCGGAAAGGGCCATTGGGTCATACGGGCGTTGTCCGTCCAGCTCTGCCTGTGCCTCTGTCCTCGCTTGCATGGATAGCTGGTCAGCGGTGAGGCAGAAGTAGAGCAAGGCGCGGGCTTGGTCAGCGGTCGGAACCCTTCGCTTGAGAAGGGTTCCGTTCTCGTCAACCACGCCAATAACCCCCGGACCTACGGGAGCATTTGCGTCTGGTTTCGGCATGTCAGTTATTTGTCTATTTCTTCTTCGCCCGTAACCGCGTCAGCCTTCATGGCTTTCTTGGTCTTGGACTTCACAGGAGAAGGTGTAGCAACTTTCACGCTCGGTGTCAAGTCCTCAACGTTCCTTAAGTCTTCGCGAGCCTTCGTAGCTCCACCGACTTGCTCGGACTGTCCCATCATATTGACAGATTCCGCTTTGAAGCTGGCGATAGATACCTCGGCAGGGGTCGTCACCGTGACTTCGCCAAGAACTTGGGGAAGCTTAAAGTTGTCCGCGTCAGGGATTTCACCAACGGTGATGAGGTCGTCCCAGTTCTCCACGTTGAAGCACTTCTCGGTCAGCACCTTGTCAAGGAAGAGACGGAAATGCTGGGAGATGGTGACGTAGGGAACTCGCTGGGGATAGAGTTTCGCCAGCTGGCTGGACATGACGAAGGTTCCGTCCACGGTGCGGGATTCATAAGAGTTCTCGGTGGCAGGAATCGTAAAATACTTGCCCGCAATAACCGGAGCCTTCTTGCGATAGAACGTTGCATCCAGCGTATCAATCGCGCCGGGCTTAAACTTTTCATTGCCGCGTTCGGAAACCCAAATGATAGCTCGTTCGTCCGGCGCGTTCTCGTAAGCCAGAGCCTGTTGCAGTCGGGCGAAGAGATGAGTAACGAGTGCGTAATTATCCGTGACAGGGGTCAGCAACTCAATCGTGCGAAGGTCCCGGAACTGATTCTTCAAGATTTTAATCATGGGTTCAGCGGCGTCCTTGGCCCGGTAAGGGAGCAGGAGCCAAACATCGTGGTCGCCACGGCTGGAAGCCGCAACGCTGTCAATGAGGTTCTGTGCAATGTTCGCGCCGTTGATGAGGACGCGAGGTTCACAAGGGATTGCTATTGTAGCCATTGTCGTTTATTTTGTTTTAGTTGCTTTGAGGGCGCGGCGTTCAGCCTGTATGCCCAAGGATGTGTCCGCTTGAGGCGGCAGGATATTGAATGCCCATTCAGTTACCAACTGCTGGAAGAGATACCAGCGGAAGTAGAGCTGGGATTCGACGAGAGGCTCATACATTAGATAGGAGAAGAAGGGGTACTTTCGAGGACTGCCCGGAGTTAGCGTGAGGGGTCTGATGAGTGGGGTTTCCGTACTATTCGAGAATATCTTTGTCCGAAAGTATTTAGGACGCACTCCATGCACCGGGTCAACATCCTTAAAGGCCATCACGTGTGTAGGGTTCGCCCGGTCAGGGTAGGGGTGCATGACCTCGCCACGTGTAGGCGCAAGCCTCGCGGACTTCCCGTTCACCCACGCAAGGTAGTAGGCACGGTATCTCCATGCTTTTCCCCACACCTCCTTATCCTGTGCTACCTCATGGAAGACGGCGGCATTCTCACTTATGGCCATACTCCGTGGTGGGTTTCAGGGTTTCATTCTCTTGTGCGTCTGCAAGGTAGTTGACGAAGTTAATGAAGGTAGCCGCGTCAAATTCGGGCAGTTCGTTCTTGTAACTGGCATACGCGCTTGTATTCGCCATCGGGATTGCGGGCCAAGGTTTATATTCCTTGGTCAGCTTCTCGGCAATACTGCGTAGGAACTGACTATATTCCTCCGACGGTGCGATGAGGGAAAGGAAAGCGTCTGCCCCGTCAGGGCTACCGGAGGTCTCTACCTCCCTGTCAAACGTCAGCGGGTCGTCCGCGTACTCGACATGTGAGAGTTTGGCGTTGTACTTACGCGTTCTCTTGACGGCCTTCTTGTACTTCTTCGCGTGTTCGCGAAGCTTGTCAAGGTCATCGAGCCACAGAGGAACCTGTTGCCACCATGAACGCATAGCTTCTACCCGCAAGCGGATAAGATAGGATGAGCGCATGATTTGGGTCAGGCATCCACAATGGTATTGCTTGCGCGTTAATTGCAGACGGTTCATCGTGACCACATTCCCACATGCACATTGCACGACATAGGGGTATCGGACATCATGGGAGTACCCAATGACCGTCAGAATTCCCTGACTATGACCAACAGGCAACGGTTCATCATCCGTCCCCATATAATCGGGGAACGTTTCTGGGGTCTTCACTTCCTCCGGCAAGTTCATGAGAGCTACCGGGGTCCAACGACGGAATACTTCCTGAATGTTTTCGGGTTTGGACATGACCTCAATATAGAAGAAAAAAGAATCTTGTCAAGTTTATTTAGTGTCTTCTTCGGGCTTTTCGCCCTTCTTCTTGAGCTTCAAGGTGATGGTACGGGCCGCGCTTCCTTCTTCCAGTTCAGGGCGAGTGCCATCCTTGTTCAGAGTTACTGGTCCTCCCTGCAATCCCATCTGCGTCACTATCTCGGTCTGTTCCAGTTCGAACTGCTGGATAACCTGTGACAGTAGGTCCATGTCGCGCTTCGCAATCGCTTCGTTAAACTTCTCCCACAGGCCGTGGCTTCGCTCCATGATAGAGAGGAAGAGAGGTACATCCTTAATTGATTGTATCTCTGCGTCGGCCATGAAGGAAGCGACACGGGAGAATCCACTGTTCATCAGTTCTTTGTACTGACTACTCATGGATTCAACGATGTCAAGCTCTATCTTCGTCCTCGCCTCTTGGCGTTGGAGGATGCGTGCCTGTGTGTTCTGCGTGTACGTATTGAGAAGTTCATTGCGGATAGCCAGTTCCTCCTTCGAGAGTTGGACGCTATCAACAATCTTATCAACACGTTCACGGGGAAGGCCAGTAACTTCCGAGATGACGGGCACGGGAGTTCCGGCCTTGTACATCTCAATGGCCTTCCTTATAACGGTGTTCTCGTTGGAAATCGGTTTGGGTGTAGAAATCTTTGCGGCGGCTCTTAGGTCCATAGCATGTTCATTGCGGCGGTTACGTCGGAGGCAAAGGTGTCGCGGGCAGGAGCGGAGGCAGGAGCGGTGGCATTGCCTCCGACGAAGCCTCCGAGGTACCTGCCAATGTCTGCGGCTTCAATATATGCGGTTCCGTCTTCGCGATATTTGATTACCTCTTGATGTTCTACCACCTTATGGTTCTGAATGTCAAGCCTAATCTTACCGAACTCCGGTCCCATGATTCCCCGGCACACGTGCACCAATAGTGCTAGTGCGTCCGCGTTGTCCGGGGATTTATGAATCCGCTTCTTCATGGCCGCCTTGGGTTCCACGGCAATTCGGGTTCCATTCATGGTGTAGAGCCGGGATTTAAGCTCGACGATAGTTGTCGGGTCAAGGCCATAAAGTTGGCGAGCATTGATTGCCAGTTTCATGCACCCCCAAAGCTCGGAGACCTTGTTGCTATATTGCTGACATGCCTCTTGATTCTGCAACAGGCCAATGGGCACCTTGCTCGCCATACCCGCGAAGCTGACCGTCTGGAAGTCCGTGCCGACATGCTGGGCGAGGATGTCGATGAAACCAGTACCTCCGGTTACGTCTACGGCAAGGTACTTGCTCTCAACCCCGTTGGCCCGGAGAATCTCTCCAACTTGCTGGGCGATGTCGAAGTTCCTTTGCTTCATCCGTTCCTTGTCGGACGTAGACTTCAACAGATAGGTACGGAACACCGCGCACGCCCAAAGCCCTTCAACCGTTCGTCCGACTTTGGCGAGTTTAAGGCAGGACTGGTCGCCGCCGTTGGTGTAGGCAGGGTCCAATCCTGCGATGGTAATCAACTCGCCGTCTCCCCAGACAGGCATGGCATCCGCGCCACTGCCGTAAATTTCAGCCTCCGACATTAGTGAACCTTCTTCCGTATCATCTGAAAAGGTGGCCCGGTGGAACCGCATCACGAACGGACTATTCTCCCCGTACTGTTCAATCGTTTGCTGAACGATGTCCAACGGGGTGTAGAAGCTCCAATCCTCGCGGCCATATTTGATGCGGGGGTTCTGGGTGTTGTCGAAGCGGATGTAAATCCCGTCCTTGGTCTCCCACTCGTATTCCTCAAAGATGTCAACGCTGTTCCACCCATCCTTGGGCATAGCCATAACACCAAAGGCATCGGTGCGGCTCTTGGGGTTAGAGGCGGCCATCAGGGTAGGCGGCGTGTCCGCTCTGTTGGTGATGAGGTTGGTACGCCACACCTCGACGAGTTCAATCGGCAATTCGGAAAGCTCGTCGTAAAAGACGTGCATGTTCTTTGCCTTAATACCGATAAATCGGCTACTGGGGTCGCCGACGTTCGCGCAGGGGATAATGGAGATGCCACGGGAATCATCAATATCCCCGTCCTCGTTCACGCCTTTAATCTGTCCCTTACCGTCAACGAGCTTACCCGGAAATTCCTTGCGCCACAACCGTTTAATATCCTTGAAGATACGTTTCTTCGCACCTTCAATAGTAGTCGATGTGACTAGGCAAAGGGTATCGACCGGGTCAGCCAGATAGAAGAGCGTCGCCATGATAGCCATAGATAATGACTTCCCAGAGGACGAGCCTCCACCCATGATGACCACATCATATTTGCACGCGGTTTCAATCATCCGTTCAATCCACGGTGTCCAGATAATGGGAGTAGGACTGCCCTTGTAATTCCACAGGAGATTGATGGCGTTCTTAGCGTGTCCATACCTGCCCAGCCCTCCCTTCTCTTCGGGCCATGCGTATTTGAAGCACCAGAGTTCGATGTCCAATTCCGAAACTCCGTACTCCCATTGTCGTCCGTAGCGGGTAAAGTGTCGTGCCATGCTATATCCTTTCTATATCCCAGTTGTCGAGGGTCAGTGTGTGGTCGTCGTTCAGTTCCCGGTACGCATACAGTAGAATGAGAAGAGCGTCCGCGTTCTGCAATGTCACCTTCGCGCCGGGGAAGTTCTCCATCGCGATGCGTTTCAGGTTGTTCTTCCACTTCGTGCGGTCACGGGCGGTCAGGCCCGTATCATACGCCCCCACGGCCCTCATCCATACGATTGGGGAAACCTTTGTGACGGCGTACCCCGCCGCCGCGGCGTAACCGAGGACCTTCCCGGTTGCCTCTCCCAATACGCCACTACTTCTCGGATTGGACACCTTGCCACCCCCGCTCATGGCATAGGACATCTTCTCAATGTACATGATACGATGACGGCTACGTGGCAGTTTGTTTAATATGATTTCCAGTTCCCTTTCGTCCTCTGGCATGTGCTTTATCCAGATTTTCTTGCTCCGGGTGTCCGCGAGTACAAGGGCACCGTGGGTTCCGGGGTCAACTCCTACTAGTTGCATAGGAGAATATATCCCACAAAGTCCAGAAGGTCAAGCACAAAAATAAGACGGCCACCATAGCGTACTATGATGGCCGAATGGAACGTGCTCCTTTTTTACCCGCAATGCGGTGCTACGGGATAAACCCGTCAGAGCCGGGAGGGGGTTACTTGGTTACCGCGGAAAGGAGGCCCATCTCTTGGATGGCTTCAACCTGTCCTTCCACAGGATGCGGTTTGAACTTGAGATACGCTTTGGCGTAGCTGTTCTTCCCGTCGCGGGAGACGGCGCGTTGTGCACCAATCTGCACACGGAAGGGCAGGGAGCCGAGCTTACTACCCTTCAACATCATGAACTGGATGAAGGGAGCACCAACGCCCGTGTACTGGTTACCTTCCGGGGTGTATCGTGCCAGCGTCCACTGGTCGCCCATGAAGTCAATGGTGAAGAGAGCGTCAAGGTCATCCTCGGTGGTACTTGCGTCCTTAATACCCTGCGGCTTCTTAACCAGTAGCCACATGGCAAGGGCACGGTTGACCTGCGACTTGTCGAATCCTTCTGCTTCATACTCTTCCTTCGTATTCCACGTCTTAGCGTAAACGCCGGGCTGACGTTCGTTGTACGGGATGTATTCGCGGAAGAACTTACGAGCCTTCAATACGATACATTCAAGAGGATTATTGCGCTCGGCAACGACCAGACCATTGAGAAGGAACGCGCCCAAACTGCCAATCGGTTCTTCCAATTTGGCTTCATCACAAGAGGCTTGCCACAGTTTGAGGTAGGGAATCTGGATGTCCGAAGCGTCGGTCTCGCCCTCGAAGGAGTGGTATTCCGTAGCGGTTGCGAGTTGATTGGGTTCGGGAGTTCCCAGTTCCAATGCGTCTTCCGGGTCCATTCCCAAGGTTTCGTGTTCTGTTTTCTTAGTAGCCATAGTATTCGTTTATTCTTGGTTTTGGGTTGAGGGCTTGGGATTTATATAAGTAACTCTTTAGTACTTATATAATTACCGCTTCAACGATTCGCTACGCTAGAAAGAGAGTACCTCTTCGTCGCGGAACTCGAATCTCCACGGTCGTCGGCTTTGTTGCCCGTTCCCCACTCCCCGTGGGTACGTGGTTGAATGTATCATAGTTCAGGATTTTGTCAAGAACTTTATTTGATTTTGAGCAAAGCCATCGCGCTCGTCACTTCTTTCACTACTCCAAGTTCTTGAAGCTCTTCGAGCAACGATTCCTTGGCCTCCTTCATCTCGGCACGGGTGGCTCCTTCAACTTTGTTTTTATCTACCACCATGTCAAGAAGCTTCGACACAGGAAGGCGGGAGATGCTGTCCAGAATTTCCTCTGGGGAAATGTACTGCTCGACGTAGGCACGGAAGGCATCATTGTCCACCTTCACGGTATTGCCTCGCCGTGCGTACTTCCATCCGGGAACATCAATGCCGCAAGCGAAGAGGGTCTTGGCATAGTCCTTATGCACCTTGTTGGCCTCCGCGATAATGTTCGCAAAGGAAAGAAGGGAGCCAAGGGTTTCCGGGTTGTCCATCGCCGTACCGACGTTATCAATCATCCCCTCGGCTAGGTCCTTGTCCTTCAACACTTTGAGCGAGAAGTTACGGGCCATGCTGGTCACCTTCTTGCACTGGGCAAGACGGGAACAGTAGGGGCAGACGTGCGGAGAGGATGAGTAGGCATAGGGGTTCTCCGCGTCACGGCAATGGCGGGCGATGACTGCGCCCATGCTTTCCCTCGCGGTAGCTTCATCCATAGGGACGACAGACATGTCGGTAGTGAACTTCGGCCCCTTACCATCACGGTAGAACGCCGCAATCTTCATGCTTTCGGTCTGGCTGGGTTGTACCACCGCAAGGATAATACGCTTACATTCAGGGCGTTCTGCCATTTCCAGCAAACCATAGTAGATGAACTGGGTATTCTCGGCAGGGTCAGAGACAGGGACCATCCCCATTTTGTAGTCGATAATCATGGAAGTATCGCCATGCCGGACAAGAACGTCAGCCGTTCCGGTTTGTGCTTCGTCGTCTGGGTTGAAGACGATTCCTTCAAACTTGTGTTCAGGGAGTACTTCTACCTTGTCCGTTTGTACCTCGGTTGCGAAGATGGACATGAGCCTATCCACCATGTTGGATGCCGCAGTGTAGAGGATGTGTTCATGCTTGGTAAGAAGGGATTCTGGGTTCTTGGTTTCGAGGGCCGCGTGAACACGGGTCCCAATGGCCGCCGGGGAGAAGTCATCCTCTTCTTCCTCTTTAGTCATGGGGCGAGGCATATATCCGGGACAGGTAGCGAGCAATGCCATCTTACTCGGACTGTACTTGCTGTGAGTGTTGGTTTCGTTATTAGCCATTTGATGTTAATGCGTTAAAGCAAATTTCTTTTGTGTTGAGTGATTGTATGATTCGTTCCTCCACCGTACCGGAGGCGGTCACAATGTACTGCAAGGTGTGTGACTTTGCACCGAGACGGGCAATACGTCCTTGAGCTTGCAGGAGTGACGAGAGGGAAAAATCGGGCGAGATAAGCGCGGCGCGGGGGTGGCCACCCTCCGTATCGTGGAGAGACACACCCGTTCCTCCTGCACTAATCTGCACGAGAGCGAGAGGAACTCCATTCCGTTGGAACTTGTCCACCTCTTCCTGTCGGTTCTTCCCAGTCACCGCTCCACTAATCTCGGAGTAGGGAACTGTTCTCCCCGATTTATTGTTAATGAGTTCCGAGAGTGTGGAGAGACTGTCGAGGAAAGACACGAAGATGGCGACGCTATATCCACTATCCAGAAGTTCGACTGCCTTCTCTGCCATCGTGGGGAGCTTAGCCAATTCAGATTGCTGGCGAAGCCGAAGGAGTTCAACGATAGCGGGAAGTTCGATTCCCTTCTCGTTAGCCCGTTCGATGGACTGGTCCCATGATTTGTCCAGCTTGTCGAGTGCTTTCTGCAACTGTTTAATCTCTCTCATACCTTTCATGTCTACGTCCACGGACAGATATTCGATTCTATTCTCCGGGAAGAATGTGTCAAGTCTATCCTTGTCAATCTCTGTCATAACGCCAGCAGTGAAGAGCTTTTGTTTCAGGCTCTCCATCATGGCATGATTGCGCGGGTTGAGCTTAAACTCGATACCTCCCCAGAAGCTGTCAGTGCATCCGTGCATGCGTGCCCAGAGCCAGAACCCGCGCCGAGGGTCTTGAATCCACTTGGCATACGTTGCAGGAACGCTCATATCGAGGGGAGACATAAAAGGAGTAGCAGAAAGCATAATCGTTGGAAGCCTTTGATGAGCCGCAGTTAATGCCATGATGTTGCTTTGGCTACCATAGGTTTTGGCCTTGTGGCTTTCATCAAGGACCAGCAAGGAATCGTCGGGAAGGGTCCAAGCCCCGAAGACTATCCGGGACTTGGGAACCTTTGTAGGGCGTTTGTAGTAGGAGGTACTTCCCCTGCGCACCTTCTCCCATGAGAGGACATCCACCGCGTCCGCTCCTTGCTGTTCAATCGCTCGCTTCCATTGGGTCACTACGATGGCAGGGCAGACGACGAGAAGCCTCTTGCCCATAGCCTTCGCGGTTTCGATAGTAACCAATGTTTTCCCCGTACCCGTGCAGGATTTATTTATCACATAGCCGTGCCGGGTAATCGCGTCCACCATATCATGGATGCAATCCTCTTGGGGCGGGAATGGAGTAAGTGCGCTCATTTGCGATACTTGTCCATGATTTCAGGTTCGGCAAGGAGCGGAAGGGAAGAAGCCCACTGGGGAGTATCTTCCATTATCTGTTCGATGCGCTGGGCGTATTCCTCGGCATGGTCAGCCGGAACCATCACTACGGCTTCGTCATGCACGAGAAGGATAGGTTGCGCACCCTCTAATTCCTTGCACAAGCGATTGAACGTGCGGACCATGAGGTCACGTGCGATTGACTGGATGTTATTGTTGCTAAGGAGGTTAGTATTGACAATGGAGGACTTGTATCCGAAATCGACGCAGGTTGCGAAATAGGGACGACGACCGTCCTTGGGTTGAATGAGTTTCTTGTAACAGTTACGATAATAGAGCTTCCGGCCAGAGGGAAGGGAGAGCGCAAAACTATGAGAGGGGGTACGATAGCCACGAGCGGCCAGCGCGTCCAACTCTCTCCACCATGCTACCACTTCTGGGCTACGACTGCGGTACATGTCCACAATCGCTTGGCACTGGTCCCTGTCCATTCCGGGGTTCGAGCGTTGAATAGCCTTCCATCCAGCACTAAAGCCGCAAGCAAGTACCCCCGCCTTCACATGCTGACGAAGGTCCGCTTGCCCCGGAGTTTCCTTGCAGTACTGTTTGAAGTCCTTGACATCCGCGGGGATGAGGCCCCAACCTTTCGCGTTAGCGGCATAGATGTCCTTCTCACCAGCACGGAGGGTATCAAGAATTTTCTCCTGCCCGCAGAGCCAAGCGGTCAGACGTGCTTCAATCCCGGCCCAGTCACATACCACGAGCTTATACCCTTCGGGTGCTTGAATGGCGTTGCGCTGGTTAAAGCCCAGAACGTCTTCACGGTTAAGCTGTTGCAGGTTGAGCTTGTCGCCCCCGGCAGTCCAGCGACCCGTACTTGCGCCACAGTAGGTCAGCGTATAGGGGAGACGTTCTATCCCTTCATGGTCAGTATAGACGCGGGAAAGCATACGCTCGGTAATGCTAATCATGCGGTTCACGCTCCTGTACTTCCCGATAAGAGTTACCCACGGAACGAGGTGGCCATACTCTTCCAGCCAGTCCGTAAATAGTTCGCTGGCCTTACTCGTCGTCTCCGGCGGCGGGATGTTCAGTTCCTCGCACGCTCTACGTAGTTGGGGAATGGAGAGTTTCTTTTCAAGCGGGATAGCTTCCTTGTATTCCTCCTGCGCCTGATGGAGTTTCTCCAATCCGTCAAGAAGATACTGGCGGGAAGTAGGAACTCCGCGCCATCCCATGATGCAGGTATTGAGCCAGCATTCCCGTTCATCTTCCGGCCAGAAGTTCTTCATCTTGTCCCACACGGCGAGACAGTAGTAACTATCGCCCGCCACGTATTCCTTCATGTCGTCTGGGATGACTTCCATCTTGCGGAAATCAACGCCTTCGGCCTTGGCTCGGACCTCCTTGCTAATCTCTACTCCCCAAAGTTTTGCGACAATCTTGTCAAGAGAGCCATAGATGGCGAGATAGTTGGAAGCGGCACGGGAACAGAGCCACTCCTTGAAGGGCGGCCGGAAACTGGGAGTACATGGGATGCCCTTGGACCCCGGCGCGTGAAGTGCGAAGAGGTAAACGGCATAGTCGAAGCTGGCGTTAAACGCGACAAGGGTTTTGTCCTTCGTAGTTTTCTCCCAGTCAAAATCCTTCGGATGTCCTACCCAGCAATACTTCCCGTCATAGACGGACACGATGTATGCGTCGAACCGTGGGTCCAGACAGTAGGAATGCGGGTCCATGAACTTAAGGGAATATTTCCCCTCGTAGTATGTTTCAAAGTCAACGGCAAGAGTATCGCCTGTGAGTTTGGTCTGGTCGTCTGTAATCTCCATTTCATACCCCGGAATGCGAGGCAGTGAAAATGATATAGGGTTCTTATCTAATTCTTCGTGCATCAGTGTTTGGGTGTATTTAGTTGTTCCTTCGCTTGCGCGTAGTATTCTTGAGGTGTGCTCATAGGAATTCCGGCGGTTCTGTCCTTCTTGTACAGTTTCACGGCACGGTTCATGCGGTTCACGACTTCCCGGCATTTTTCGTTTGTAAGGTGTACGCTATCCTCAAAGGTGAAACCTTCATCCCGTCCGGTCGCCGCGACGAGGCGCAATGCGAGAATGGCGATGTCGGTTGCCTCCTTTACGCGGTCCTCCGCGTCAGCTTCCCGGTATTCTTCAATCTCCCACAGAAGATGGCGCAGGAGGTCAGCGGCTGATTCCTCTAATCCCATATAGGAGAAGTGGGAATCAACTGTTTGGGCGGCGATTGCAATTTCGTTGTACATAGTTTAGAGTGATATGATAATGAAGAAGAGGGTGACCAATGTTGCGGAGAGGCCAAAGATATTGACGTTCATGTCCCGGTTACTCCGTTTCAATAGGTGCGTGATGGTGATGTAGATGAAGGACCACACCCACAGAACGATGAGGACGAGAATGAGCGAGAAGATGAGGGAGTTCAGTAGGGGCATGCCATTGACCAGAAAGCCCATAGATAGGGAGAGGTAATAGATGCCCATGTAGGGGGATAATTCTGCTAGGTCTTTCATGATTAGCTCTTCATCGCATTATAGAGGCAGAGTATAGGGACTGTCTCTTATA